GTGATACTTCAATAAAAATACCAAAGTCGTATATATAAAGGTCTTTTATCTCCTCAAGAAGATGTACGTTGTACTTGCCTATCTGATTAACGAACTCATCCTTAAAATCAGCATACTCAAGTATGTCACTAATTCGATAAGTAAGCGCTTCAGCCAGTGAGCGGTAAACATACAAACCGCCATCAAGTATGTGCCTTGTGGCTGTGTTTGAGTTAAGCGCTGCTAATTTTTGAACACCGACAAGTGAATTAGGGTCAGGCATAGAGCCATCACGCGCCTCATTCAACCCGGTAACAGACCTAATCATATCAAGGTAGTGAGCATAATTGGCAAGTAACATCTGTGTTTTTGATGCACCTGAATTTGAATTAAGTTCCTTAATAGGAATCTTAGCATTGTTAAAATCGCCATCCTGAGTAAAGCTACGTCCAATAACACTACCTGTTTGGAAGTATAATCTTAAAGCATCCTCAGGATTGTATGCCGCGCCTGTCCCTAAGTCAATCTCACTCAAACCATCAGCATCGATAAATACACCATCAGGTACAACTCTGTTAATGACTTGTTGTAACTTCAAATGAGTAATTTGAATAAGGTCGGCAAACGGTATCATTCTACGAACCAATGATTCAATATTTCCCTTGTACATTCTTGGCGCGCAGGCAATATAGTTTGGTATTGCGTGTTGGGAAGCCGACTTGGGACGAACCATGTTCTGACTCATCTCCCACTTCAACATGATATTGCTACCCATTACCATAACACCCTCGTACCAAACATCAATTACTTTTTCAATCTTTTCAAAGTTGCCTTCGTCCATCATCTCCTGAGGGGGGTTGAAGTTCTCGTCTTTTTCAATTACTCTCGTTCCACCATTTTCAAGAATCTTCTTTTTGTAAACAATCTTTTTTGTTGTCTTATAGTTAAAATACAATAATGTGCAGGTATCCCGATAAAACATATCGTTCTGATAGAACTGAGCGACATTAAAGTAATCGTACCACTGAGTACTACATTCAGATATTAATTGTAGTTGTTCTTTTGTTAACGTAGGGTCAATTTTCATTAACTCAGTCATTGGGACTGTTTTAATTTCACCCCAATAAAAGCAATCCTTAAAGTAAGGGTCTTCAGTATAGCTGTACACAACATTTGCAGGGTCAACATATGAAATTTGCACCCCTGCCCCCGGAAGGAATTCGTGTTTTGTTATTTCAATACCAATTACAGTTGCATCATAATACAACCGCTTGCTGATATCGATGTATTTATTGTCATCAAGCAATGTATTTATAGCCTCCTCCTCAGCAATTTCTATTGCCGGCTTGTACATCAACTGCATATGCAGTTGCATCTCCTCGTCATTTGTAGGGAGTTTGTCGGGCTCCATCATGAATGGATTCGCTCCTGACTGCTCCTGTATAATAGACAACACATCCTTTGCGACAACCTGACCCTCAAGTTGTTGTTGATACTGATTCCTATGGTCTTGCGACATTGCATCCTGAGCGTACGCCTTAACCTTAAACAATCTCTCGGCCATCCCGTTAACAACAATGTCAACAAACTTTGGGAGTATAGGCACAGGTGTCCAGTCCAAGTTTAGATAAGACAAATCGCCATCTACTGCCAACTCGTTTTTATACTTTTGAATTGGTTGCTCTCCGCGCGCGTACAAGCGCAGACGATGAAACTCCCTCCATTGACCATAATACCTACAGGTATTGCCGTCCTTCCTGAACCATTCATATTGTATTGCTTGGCCTACCTGTAACCCAAATGACCAAGACTCCTTATCGGAGTCTGATGCCATCTGTGATGGAAAAGCTGTTGATTTTATGTCTATAAGGATGTCTTTCATTCTAAAATCTGACTTGTTATACCGTGATTATTATACCTTGCGAAATTAAGACTTATTTTTGATTCTTTTTTCTCCGGAACGTAAAGATGCTTTTGATTTGCCATAATAGCTAAACCTGTGCTAATTGAAGCATCGTGTCTTGTCCTGTTATTAATATCAAATTTGGCCCAATCTTCAAGTGTTCTTATGAATGGCATTGTCCCCATCTCATCAGAGTCCCTATATTTGCCCTCAAAATCAATTCCGACATACTTCTCAATGTAAGATTGGATAGCGGCACCATGAGCCTGCTTTACATCCTCAGACGTATTGGGTATCCCACCTAACTCTTTCTCTGTCTTTGAAAGTTTTGAATAATGTTTGTCGGGCCTATTCAATGAAAAACCTCTGTACCCCCTATTCTTAAAATGATATAGTAACCTCGGTTTGTTGTTCTCTATCAAAATTGGCATCCCATAAAATACACAAGCCATTAGCACCTCTTCGTAGAATATCTCTGCCGTTTGAGGCCTTGCTATGTACTCAAGAAAAAATTCATTTACAGGCCCCTCGTCTATATGGAATTTGGTCAACCCGTGTAGCGCTCCATTTGAACCCCTGCCATCTACAACAGCCGATATATCATATGAGTCACAACCAAAAGAGCCCATATGCTCATTTCCCGGATAGTAAACTCCATTTTTTAAATAAACTCTGTTCTGCAATCCTTTTGGAGGAACCCAACTTATATAGAACCTGCCTTTATTGTCGGGACACCATATTACCTCCGAATCTTTTACTCCGTCCTGCCATTGGAAGGAGCCACGGGTAATATAGTGTTCCCGTATCATGCTGTCATTGTAGTCAATTTGGGTATATATCTTTGTTAGATTGAACAATGTTTGTTGACTCTCGTCCCTAAACGCATGAGACTCTGTTCTTGGAAACTGACGATAAAACTCATTCAGTGCATCGGAGTCGTTCTTTAGCGAATCAACCTCCGCTTCCCAATAATCAATAGCACCATTTGATATCCAATTGCCATCAATGCCCTTTATCTTTTCAAGCGGTCTCCTATAGATAGGCATTCCATACATATCAATAAAGCCCTCCATATTCCATTCCATTGGGATGAACAAAGAGTACAGTCCTGATTTTGTTTGACCGTTAGCATTACGCGTGTTTAGTCTTGAGTCCTCGTATATATCCTTGAAGTTCTGCCCTCCCTTGGCAAGTGCATTTGATGTGGAGCCCATCATGCATTTACCTATAATTTTACTACCCAAACGGAGACAGGTCTTTGTAATTCTCCAATTCTCCTTGATGTTCTGAGGCTTTGTCCATTTACCGCTCTCATCATGGGCCAAAAACAACAATTTCTCTCCATCATATGAGTTATCTTCAGTATTCTTCCAATCAATGGTCGTATTAAGACCTTCAATCTCGTCATCGCTCACCTCGTACATATTCTTCTTGGTGATTTTTGATGCCGGAATCCTAAAAGCAAGTTCAGTTTTAGGCTTGTCCATCCCATCCATAATTGGTTTGAAGAAAAATGGGAGTTTGCTATTTATAGGCACAACCTTGTCTGTAAACATTTTCTTGGCATCGCTACCCGTTTTTGAGAGTATCCCAACCCTTGCATCTCTTGCAAGTGTACTCACATTTATACACTCAGATGATGCCATGAATGAAAACCCTGAACGTCTGATTTTAAGGTACACCATCCCAAAACTTCTTTGGTCAGCCTTGCAAGCCTCCCAAAAAATCCAATATATTCGGTTCGCCTCTCTAAAGTCAGGGTACCCTACGTCAATACTTGACCATTGTAAGTACATCCAATGTGAGCCTGTAATATAAGCCGGCTGCCCATTATTCATAAACCAAAAACCTTCCTCCCTATAGTCAAACTGACTTTCTATGTAGTCAACCCACTTATTCTTGAACTCCTTTGGCATATCATTCCATTGGAATATTGATTGAATCTTGGATAGTTCCTTTGGGAGTTCTTCTCTTTCCCAGTATTGCTCACTTAATTTATAACTTCGTTTGTAAACATTTGCAGGAGGAAGAGGTAACGCTATTATCAGACCTGATATGTTTATGATTTGCCCGATTTGACCCGATTTAGATATAATTACCATATCCCTTTTGTCATCGTACCCATATATCCAAGACCTATCCTTGTTTTTCTTCAGGATAACATTCTTTGGGACATAGTCCACAGTTACTTTATATAAACTATTTTGACCTTCTTTCTGCAAATCCTTGTTTTGAGTCTGTTTTACTTGTACCTTTTTTTGTATCTTCGATACTTTCTTTTTCCGATTCAATTCGGCTAAGTATCTCAAACGCATCAAAAATAGCTAACTTTTTTGTTGCAGCTGCATTTTTTAGTTTGTCGGCAGCCAAATCGTCACCGGGAGCGCCACCATTCAATATAGAATCTTCAGCAACCTTAATTAGTTCCAATACAGCCTTATGACCTGCTGCAATAATCTTTAATTTGATTTCTGTGATATCGTTTGACATAGAATTATTTATAGAACATTACATACACCATTCGACCCTCCTTCCAAGCCTCATTAGGATACTTGCTATGGAAATAACTACATGGATAACATACAACCCTGTTTTCTTTATGGCCTATTACCGACTTGAGTTCCCACTTCTCCATATTATTAGAGTCCTCTAAGAGTACCTTGTCAAACTCATCAAATGAAACCCCTTCAGGCATCCACTCTCCAAAATGCTCGTGCTTCCAAAATGCCGTGCCATGAAGCAATCCATCCATTGATGATGACGGAGATAGGTAAAGGACTAACGCTCTTTCGGGCCTGTCACCATTTATAATTGAGTCAGCGTGAACCCTCCAATCGGTGTCAACCTTATCTGTAGCTACCCTAAAAAAACTGAATACGTTCTTTCTTTCTACACCTTCAATCTTGCTGATTTTATCTAAAACAATTTTATCAAACTCAGGTGTGCTAAACTGAACCCAAAATGACTTGTCCCCGGCAGAAACTTCCTTGAACTCATTTGAACTGAGCATTTCATGTGTTTCATTGTACAAGTCGGCATCTAAAAAATTATCGATTATATTTATCATAACTTGATTGTTATTTGATGGTCGTAAATTCTGTACATAATCTCTCCATCAACATCAAACTCATACTCAGAGTCGGGAGAGAAGCAAACAGTGTCA